GCACATGATACTGCTTGTACTACAACTGATTGGAACGAAGAAGACCATAAAGACTGTATGTTATGGAGTAACAAAAGGTCTTACAAATGGTTGATGGATAGAAAACGTGCAGCAGACACAACAGGTGGTAGAGCTATATTTGAAATGGTTTATCTAAATGTTGCAATGCCTGAAGGATTAAGTTTATTTAGTCGTGAAGAGATTGAAGCATGTAGAGACCAAAAGAGGGATATAGGGCAGGTACCTAGAGGCACACGTCTCATTGCAGGACTTGACCCTGCCTCTACTGGTTATCAAGCTGCATTTTTATGGGCTTATGGTCCTGCTGATGGAGTTATGTACATGGTAGATATGCACAATAATTTAGGTGGAGGTATCCCTGAAGCATTAAAAGTTATAAAAGATTGGTGGCAAAAATATAATTGTTCTCACTGGGTTATAGAAGAAAACGGATTTCAAAAAGCAATACGACAAGATAAATCTATACGTGATTTTGCGTCAACACATGGTATATTTTTAGAAGGACATGAAACGTACTCAAACAAGTTTGACCCTATATTTGGTGTTACAGCTATGCGACCATCGTTTCAAGAAGGTATAATTAATTTACCTTATATGGGTTTTGAAGCTCAAGAGAAGGTAAACTTATATACAAGTCAGTTAGTGTACTTTAGTTCTGCTAAGAACAAAAGCAAGACAGTAGGTACAAAGACTGACATAGTTATGGCTAGTTGGTTTCCAATGAGAGCAATTAGACGTATGCAAAAAGAACGGTTAGCTGAACTAGACACAGATTATGTGCCTAGCTTTGCTGATTATGAAACAAGTAGTTTTGACGAAGGATTATGGAATAGGGACGAATGGTAAAATCTAATGACGAACTTTACGACAGAGTAGATTATTTAAGAAAAATAAATCAATCAGGCATGGTGGATAGAGCTAGGATACGTGACATTCTTAATGGTGGAGAAGAAGCTGTACGTGCTTTACTTGGAGAACGTTCAAGCATGGACTTTCATGAACTACCTGCACCAAACTTATTTTTATCAGCATTAGAAAGATTTGCACAAAAACTAGGAAGAAGTCCTGATTTAAAAGTAGATATTATAAATGCTAAAGATTCTGAAAGAGCAAAAAAGAAATCAGAAAAACTAGAACGTATTGTTGGTGCATACGATGATTTACAAAAATTACATTTACAATTACCACAAGTAGGTAGATGGCTACCTGGTTATGGTTTTGTTGTTTGGACAATAACTACAAAGTTTGATAAAGACAATAATCCATATCCTTGTGCAATGATAAGAGACCCTTTTACTTGTTATCCTGGTCCATTTGGTAACGACCAACAACCAAAAGATATGGCAATAATTAGTAGAGTTCCATTGTCTACATTGTTAGAACAGTACCCTGAACAAAAAGCAGCAATCATAGGAGACCAAGCAGAATCACAAAATGATTACACTATGTTAAGTTACAACGATTCTGCAGGTTCATGGGCTAAAAATATATTATGGAATAAAAAGACTATAAAATCAAGTATTAAAAATATGGAAAAAAAGTTTAATATAAATATTATTAATAAAATAAAAAAATAAATAAAATATATTATAATAAATATATGTCGGCATTAGTAGCAAGTATAGCTCGCGGTGGAGCTATAAAAGGATTTTTTAAAAAAGGAATCAAAGAATTAGCACCAAAAGCTATAAAGGGTTTAAAAATATTCGGTATAAGAAGTATTAGAGGTCTAAAATCAACATTAGGAAAAACGAAGGCATTACCAAAGGCAGTCACAGATGCAGTAGCAGATAGTAGACATCTAGCATTATTAGACCCTAATTTAACAGCAGGAGGTCAATTTAATATGATAATGGAAAGTATAGCAGACAGTATAGATATTGCTGGTATTAGGGCAAGAAATAAAGACGCATTAGAAAGAGTTGCTAGAAGATTAACAAGGGCATTAAATAATAATGCTTCACGAGAGGCACTAGTTAATATGTTAGATAATGCACGAGCAAATGAAACAGTAGGTCAAATGGCTCAACGATATGCAACATCAGGAGCAAAAAATGTAAGAAATTTTTTAACTGGATTAGTTCAAGAAGGAGGCGAGAATTTAGTAGTAGATAATGTTAGTGATATTATGCTTAAAGCAGTAGCAGGTGCAGTTGCGGGAGGGGCGGGGGGGATTGCCGGTGTAAAATTAGCAAATAAAAATAAAAAAAAATAAATATAATATAATTATATATGTCTGCATTTTTAAGTGGAATATTAAAATCAATATTTAAAAGAAGTGGAGCAAAGGGTATTAAGAGTATTGCTCCTGCTGTTATTAGAGGAGTAAAGGCATCAGCACCAAAAACAATAAGAGGTGTTAAATCAGGAGCAGGTGCTCTAGCAAAAGCAAAATTTTTATCTCAACCATTAGGCAAAGTAGCAAAAGTAGTAACAACAGTAGGATCAAGAGCAGGACTGTTTCCACCAAAAGAGGCGGTAAGCACAGCAGGAAAACAAATAGTTAAATCTGCTGGTAGTAGAGCGAATTTTTTAAATCAAGCAATAGGAAAAACAGTTAAACCTGATTTATCTAAAATAGGTAGAGATCCATTAACTAAATTAGTAAAACAAGCAGGAGCTGGTTTATTAGGCGGTTCTGCTTTAGCAACAACAATTGCTCTAGCGAATAAAAAACGAAGAAAAAATAAAAAATAATCTTATTATATAGTAATAAAAATAAAAAAAATAGTTTTTATTCTTAATTTAATTAGTTTTATGCTTAAATCGGTAAGAAAATATTAATAATTAAGAATAAATACCGGTATTTATGTTAAAATCGGTAAGAAAACTACCAGATTATAGCATAAAACCTTATTTTTTACTTAATTAGTGGTATTTTATACTTTTTTACAATATCCATATCTCTCTGACGAGCATATCCACCACTTAATACACTTGCTAACCGACCTTTACCCCAACTAAACGCTGTTTGATTAGGTCTTGACCCACTACTATAATAAGCACCCTTACCCTTCTTAACAACAAGTTCTAATCCCTTCTTTAATTCCTTCTCACGCTTGTCTGTTCGTGTTAATTTATCCGCAATTTTATCTACATTAAGGGGAACTCCTAACTTTTCCTTAATATTTTTAGTATATTCACTTGTTTTTGATTTAAATGAGGTTATTTTTTTTCGTTTAGTGAATTTTCCCTTTTTATAGTCTGCTACTGACTTATCTAATTGTTTTTTTTGAATTTTTTTATCCTTAGTAGTTAAAGATTTTGGAATATATCGCTTTGGATACTCCATAATATATATAGAATATTTTAATCTTCATCAATAATTTCAATACTATTAAAGTTTTTAAATATTCTTTTTTTGATAGGTAAAGATAGATTAACAAATAAGAAATTAAAAGGTTCATTATATATATGTTTATATAATATATTTGCCTCCTTAATATCTAATGGTAAATATTCGTCAGCGAACACTGCTTTTTCCTGTTTAGTAGAATCAAAGAAAAACACTTGATTTCCCATACTGCGTAGTGTCAAGGGGACACTTTTTATTTTTTGTGAAACCAGCATACACATTAGTGAAGAGTTCTTACCGAGAATATGACGCCCATTCATACAAACCTTGCGAAATGTTGTTAAAGATTTTCTGGAAGAATTCAACCAATTTACACAATCATCGCAGATCACTAATACATTATGTGGTTCATCTTCTTCTCCTAAATCTTTTTCATTCTCAATTATATCCTCCATTATTTCCTCTAAAGGCATATCATCGCTTAATTGAATATATTTTTCATCTGGTAAATTTAAATCAATTGTAGCACTGGGGGATATATAATAAATACTATGAAATATATTATTATATAATCTATCTTCTTTTGTACCATTTAATAATGTTTTAATTAATGATGATTTACCTGATGCAGGTAGACCAATAATCAGCGACAAATTTACATAATTTAAATATGGTGCTAAACCATCAGGACGACCCGCTGTATTGATTTTAGCTCCTTGAATTTTT